AATATTTGCTTTGAGCCTGTGACTGTGCTATCAGACAAAGTTGTTTGCTGAATAATGTAATAAATGTTTCCTTGCTTTTGTATGTAAACGGTGTCTTTGACAACGTCTTGCGCAAAGGAAAAGAAAGGAAGGAATAAAAATAGGTATCTCATTTTATTTATTTTCGAGGTTAATAATTCTTTGTTCAAGGGCTTTTATGTGGGCTTGTTGTTCTTGGATGGCTTTGACTAATAAAGGGATTAAATTTTGAGTAGCTAATCCCATTGTAGAATTTGGCTCACTATCATCTGCGGCTTTTACTATTGATTTTGCAAATGTTTCAGTTGATAAAGCCCTATCAACATCTTGAGCAATAAAACCTACTTCTTCATATTCACTAAAATTATTTTCTGTATTGTTTATAAAATTAAAAGTAACAGGTTTTAATTTATTAACAATTTCCAATCCTTTCTTTAAAGGTGTAATATTTTCTTTAAACTTTACGTCAGACGTTGCAATAGTTGCATTTGTAGCAAATATTTGACCATTTACTTGCAATAAATAAGCGCCATTGTCTGTTGCTCCGTACCCAATATTAACTTCCCCACTTGTTTCTACACGCATTCTTTCAAGAGCATTTGTTGCTATTCTTAATTTTACATTTGAATAGCCCCATAAATAACCTTCATTTCCATCTAAACCAAAAACGAACCTTGATTCACCGACTTCATTAAACAATAATATAGGGTAAGTATTAGAAATAACACCACCTCTTGCACTTGATGAAAAAGTTGATAGTAAATTTTGTGGATTTTCGTCAATTAAACCCCAGTTACCATCATCTGTAATCCTGAAAGGAGTAATGCCATTTGCATTTATTCCAACTGTTTTTGAGTTTACTCTATACATACCATAACCTGCTCTTACGCTATCTGTTGGTATAAATTTAGTAGCCGTTGCCGTGCTACTAAAAGTTGTTGCTGCACTAAATGTTTTTGCACCATTTACCGTTTGCGGTCCATAAGTATTCACATAGGCAATAGCTGCCGTATCCGCTCCAAGTTGCCGCCACTTTCGTCCCGTTGCCGAAGCCTTGTAAGTATAAAGATTTATGTTTACCGTATCAAGTACAAAATAAGCAGCCGTGTCGCTCTTTGCCGTCAATGTGGTATCAGCCGCCACGCCCCGCCAAATCAGCCCATCGGCAGTGCTCTGTTCACCGAGTGTTATTTTTTGATTACCATTGCTCGGATACTGTGCCCATGCAAGGCAAGGCAAAAGGAAAAGGAAGAGGGAAAGGAGTTGTTTCATGTTTATTATTTTATTGCGAAAAATTCAATTTTAGTTACCGTTTGCGCATTTAATACGTTGTTTGTTGCTCCATCTCTTACAATAAAAGTAATATTTGTTCCGTCAACCTCTTTGACATTTACAATATTAGTTGTTGACGCTGGTAAATTTGCAAATGCCATTATAGGAGTAAAGTTAAAACCATGCGCAACGGTAATATTTCCATTTGCATCAGTTATTGCGTTTGTTACTGAGCCTCTACCAAAAAGCCCTGTTTGCGCCACCGTTGTAACCGAGCCAACCACATTGCTTCCATCCTTGCCAAGTAAACTTGTAGGCGTTGCAGATGTTGTGGAAAGAGTGACCGCTCCCGAAATTGTGCCACCAGAACTATTGTATTTTAAATTTATTCTATCTGAAAGCGAGGTCGTATCTGTTCCGCTTGCAGTCAAAATATTACTTGCAAGACTCAATCCTGTGCCAAGCGTAATATCACCTACACCATTATTACTTGTATTTTTACCAAGTAATCTATTTAAACCAGATACTGAGCCGCTTATAGTGATTTGCCCCGACATATTTACTTGGTTTCCAAATGTTTTAATTCCATTAATTGTTTGGTCTCCTGTTAAAGATACTTTGCTATCAATACGGGTTGATAACGAAGCCGTGTCGGTTTTATTTAATTTTAGGTCAATACGATTACTTAGGCTCACCGTGTCAAGGTTAGTCATGACATTATTGCCGCCTTCGGTAATTGCGCCTGTGACGGTTAATGTTGAGGATACAGTTGTAGGTTTTAACAAACCAATATTTCCTGTAACCCTATCCATTGTTAAGCCTATGTTTGTAACATTAGAGCCTGATAAATTATCTCTTGTTACTAACTCCATTCTATCTAAATCAAGACCTCCATTATATCTTAGAATGCCACCAAATTCAACATCCGTTGCTGATGGAGTTCCTGTTTCCGAAAACAAAATAGATGCAATTCCAGTACTGCCAGATTTTAATAAAATATTTTTAGCTACATCTAAAGTAAGATTTGCTATTGGCGCTACACCTATGCCAATATTTCCGCTGCTTTCTTGAATGACAGAATTACCTAATGTAGATGTGCCTGTAAATAATGGCAAAGTATTTGTTGTTCCCGTTCCCGTGACTGGGTTGGTTAATGTGTTTTGCTTTGCCGCAAATCTGGAAGTAAGGTTTAACGATGTTGTATCTGCGGTATTAAACTTTAAATTTAACGCCGTTTGTGTTGCGGTTGATATGGGTTTATTTACATCTGACGTATTATCTACATTTCCTAAACCAACCATACTTTTAGTAATACCTCCAACTGTACCCGTAAATGTTGGATTTGCTAAAGGCGCAACTACACCAAAATCAACCGCCACCGTGCCCGTTGTACTTATCGTTCCACCCGTCAACCCTGTTCCCGCCGTTACACCCGTCACGCCTTGCAAATCGTTAAAGGTTGGTGTAAATGTTCCACCGTCTAACTGAGTTAGGGTTAATGTTTTTGTATCTGTTCCCGTGAAAACTGCATTGTTTATTTTATCATTGTAGGCAATGTTCCAATTACTTGAATTATTTGGAATAGAAGATGCCCATGTTGAACCAGTTGATAAGGCAATTCCAGCCTCAGGATAAACAGGATTTGGAAAAACACCCGTACCAATAGAACCAATGCCGCTAACTGTTGCAACCGTGTAATTAGCGCCCACTTTAAACGAGGTTGAAACAATGGTAATTTGATTTGTGTCAGTAAGATTATATTGGTCATTATTTAATAGTTGACCATTTCTAAAAACTAAAATATACGCCTTTAATTGAATCGGAAATTTAGGCGTTATTGTCCAAGTTAATACACTTGTCGTGGCTGGTGCGTATTCTTGTTTTAAAATCTTTATGGTATCATTCCCAATAGCAACGTCAACAATCGAATCCCGTATTTGTGTAAATACAACCGCCGAATCAAGTAGCAAAGTTCCCGTCGTGGTTATTGTACCACCGAGCAATCCAAAGCCCGTTGCAACGCTTGATACCGTTCCCTTATTGTTTATTCTTGAAGACAATGAAGCCGTGTCTGCTGCATTTAATTTTAAGGCAAATCTGGAAGTAAGATTTAATAAAGAGGTATCGGCATCACGGAAATAAGGAAGAAGCATTGAAGCCGTATCAGAAATATTTACCTTATTATTTATTCTATTGGATAACGTAACCGTATCAGATAACTCCATTAATACGGTAAGGTCAGCCGACACCGTGCCCGTGGTTGTTATTGGGTCAGGACTTACCGTTATTCCTGTTCCTCCAGAAATAGAGGTTAGTGAACCCGAACCACCACTACCCGAACCGCCGCCACCTTTAGGAAATATTACAGTATAATTTTCCCCTAACTTAAAAGCCGTCGAACCAATGACAACTGATGCGTTTGTTGGTATAGTATATTGGGTTGGTAACAATATTTGCCCGTTTCTATAAACTTGCACCACGTTTACACCAGCTGGGACTAATGTGTCCGTTTGCGTCCAAGTCAAGGTTGAGGAAGAAACATTCGTAAAGTCTTGACGCGCGTAAAATCTGCCAGCCGTATCGACATAACTTTTTTTGGCATAAGGCAAAAGCATTGCCGCCGTATCTGATATATTTAATTTTAAATTAATCCTATTACTTAGCGAAGTTGTATCAATGTTTGTTCCTTGAGGTAAAGCATTCCAAACATTGGAAGTAAAATCAAATGAGTATATTTTTAGGTTAACGGTGTCAAGAATAACCCATGCGTTTTGGTTTGATACGGGTTGAATACTTGCGGTGTCGCTTAATGAACCCCTCCAAACCAACCCGTCTGCCGTGGTCTGGAAACCTAATCTTTGTTTATTTATATTAATAGGGAATTGACCGTAAAGGCTAATAGAAAGGAATAAAAAAAGAATTGAAGGTATTTGTTTTTTACCTCCAATCCTCTTGATTAAACTACTCCCGACTTTGATTAAAACCTCTTGTAATAATATTTCACCGACGCGCCCCAATGCCTTGAGGAATCGCCTTTCTTTTTTTGGTTTCTCTATCATAGCACAATGCCTAAAGTGTTGTAAATGTCTGTAATTTCTTCCTCGTGTTCATCGCAAGTCGAATCAGGGCAACCGATGGCGCTGGGAATAAAGGCGGTCAAAGGTGTTGAGTAATTGCAAAGCAAATCTTTAATCCTTTTCTTCTTTACGTCCAACCTTTGTAACAAAGTATCTTGATAAAATTTTAAACCATCAACCCCGACGTTTTGTCCGTATTCATTATCAAGGGTATATAAACCATTTGAGCCAAGTTGCATGACCATATAAGGCGAAGCTTCATATAAGACAGCATTGGCGCAAAAAGATTTTAATTGCTTGTCCCAAATATCCTGATAAGAAGTTGATGTAAACGCGGTTGAACTTCCCTTGTCTGTAACCATTGAATCATATAAAGTTAAGCCAATGGCGGGAACAATCCAACGGAACTCAGCGTCTTGAATATGTGGGCTAATAAGCGACTTATCAAGTCTTATATCTGCTGGTGTTGGACGTGCAACCCCTCCAGCTATTACTTCACTCGGTTGTATTAATTGGCTCATTCGTTGGGGTTGTTTGTTCTATTTCTACGGGTGCATACCCTAATATTTCTCTTTTCTCGTTTAATGAAAGATTTTCATCTACCTTTAAATCACCCATGAAAGACACGGGTAAAGTGTTGGAAATACCAAACGTCACGTCGGTGAATGCTGGATTATAAAGTCCAATTTCTTTTAAGAAAGGGTTAATAATCTTTGATAACATAAGGTTTTGGCGTGGTTTAATAACCGTATTTTGCAAGTATTCCATTTCTTGCCGTATCTGTTGGTTTGTTCCAAGTTGTCCCGATGTTGCAAAGCCTGCTAAAGACTTTGACCAACGGTTAGCCACAACAATCGCTGAAGCTGCAAGGTTTTGAAGGTTTAAAAATTCCCCTTCATTTTCCTTTGATGTTGGTATCCAATTAGCTTTTAATTTTTCGTCCCTTAAAACCTGAACAAATAACTTGTGATTATTTCCCATTCCTGTAAACTTTGATTCAATACCTTCAACAAGGCTCTTTGCCTCAACCGATGTCATTGAACCAAAGAATTGTAATATTCCAGAAGGCATGAAGCCGTTTTCAAACTTACTGGTATTAAAACGCTGGATTCTGTATTCAATCTCTGCCCACATCTTCGCCCCAATCCACTCAGGTAAACCAAAGTAGAAATAACCAGCCGCATATTGTTTGACGTGGATAATTGAACGCTCCGTTCCGTCTTCTAATTTCTTGAACTCTGGGTAAATTGGTATTTCTCTAAACCCTTCCCTTTCGTAATATGTCCCCTCGGTTGTAAGTGGCACTTCTTCCCAGTTGTCGTAAATGCCAACCGACCTTATAATCTGATCCGCCTCGGCTTTCCTGATGCCAATGTTATAAACTGGGACATGGTAAATGTAGGTGAAAGGCTGAGAACCAACCTTTCCCCTTACAATTTCTGCAAAGCAATTTCCAAAAGCATCGTAATCAAAAGCCAATGAGCCAAGCACTTCTTGCAAGTTTTGTGCGTGCAAGTTAACTTGTCCAATAACTTCCTCAATCTCATTTAAAGAATCATCCGTAATTACCTCTCCCTTCATCGAGGTTGTAAGTAAGGTATTAGACTTTCCTTTCATTGGGATAAATCCATCACCGACAACCATGTTAACCTTGTCCTCAATGATACGCCGAAGCGTTGGGGAATTGTTCACAATGGCAATAAGACTCTTTAAAAAGTCATCTTTTTGGGTAAAGAATCTAACCCATTTAGCCCCTGTAAAATCAAGCCTTTCTCTGGAAGGTTCATTGAAAATATCCTCTTGCACTAACATAGTGTTTGAGGTATCCAAAGTAACGGAAGCCAATAAAGGGCTATTGTTTCTTTTTAAATTTCTGTTAGCCCTGTTCGGTACTGCTTGAATCGTCTTCTTTATTTGGCTCATAGGTTTTTTTCTCGGGAGTAAAAATAACGTGTTGGCTAACAGATGTGGGGTTGGTACTGTACCAACCCCTTAATTCTGCCTGTGTAAAATTTCCGATAGCCTTCTTTAGTATTCCCGCCTTTCCCGTTGGGTCAGCCCCGACGTAAATCATCAACTTACTTTTTTCCCTGACTATCATATTTCATGTTTTAATCAAGCGCTCCCATTACGGTTGCACCGTCAACTATGAATCTTGCTTTGTTTGTGGTTCGGCAAGTTATCGTCAATGTTTCCTGATTTGAATCCGTAAACAAAGCACCAGATAAACCTTCAGCGCTTGTTAGCCTTGCTGGTCTTTTCTTTGCGCCAATGGTTTCCGCACCCCAAATCCAATAGTTACCCGTATTTTCCACGTGTACACAAACCAATCCGCAAGCCTGTCCCGCCATGTCTTGAATAAGGTTTCTTAACTCTTGGTCACGGCAGTTGATTATTCCTACCAAGCTTTGCTCAACTGCAACAGACAAAGTATCTGGGTCTTGCGTTACCGTTTCCGTAAATGCTCCCGAATTGTCCCTAAATTCCACCTCGTAAAATACGGAAGCGGTTGATGACATTGTAATCGCTGTAACCGCTGCCGTGGCATTGGCGGTAAAACCAGTAACTTGATTTGCATTGGCAATATAAAGTTTACCGATACCACCCGCGCAAGTTCCATCGACGCATTGATTAAGCCATCCGCTTGTTATACTACTCATTTATTTTGGATTAGTAGCCTACGCTGATTAATGAATGGTGAATATAATTTACACCCATTTTAAAACGAGCCTTAATATACACCTTTTCGTCTTTCTGGTCGTACCAAAGTTCCAAAGCCGTCTCAGGGCTTAACACGTCGGTTGCAATAACCTTATTTTGTGGCGTTGTATATTCCACATAATGCGGTTTAGTTGTTCCTAAAGATGTTGCGATGTCATCCCATCTCCATTGAGCAACAACAGGCACACCACGGAAGGTAAATTGCTCGACACCGTTAATTAACTGCAATAAACCGTAGTCACCGCCGCCGCCTTCTTCGATGTCTTCACGAAGTTGAGAATATACAGAACCAGTTACATTAAACACCTTTTGCTTAGCGGGTAAACCTTTTAACTGCAAAGGTGCTTGGTCGTAGATTGCACGAAGAATCGCAAAGCCATCACCAGCTACAAGGTCAGAGCCTGAGCCTGTGTTTGTTCTTGGAATCAAATCATCAGCAACTAACTGAGGGTAATAAACAGTCCAAAATCCATCCAATGAGTCATAGTTAGGATTATTGGAAGCCTGATTACCAAAGTAAGAAAGACGGGTAATGTCATTTCTAATCGCCTGTTGTGTACGGGTCAATAAGATATTTTCAATCAATGTTCCCGATACATCTGGAAGCCTTGTGCCTGTTTTCAATAACTCCTCGAAAACGGTGTCTTCAAATTCATCCCAGCACATTTCAAGGTCAACCTTCATTTTTTCAACGTCGATTGTACGCTGGTAAATGTCAACCGAGCCAACTGGGTTAAATCCACAACCAGAATATTTTCTTACAATATTCTCAAGGTCTTGGACAAATACCATTTTCTTTTTATTTGCGACGTTTCCAAGTACGCGGAATTGACCGCGTAAATCGTCATCAAAAAAGACAGGCTCTAAAAATATGTTGTTTGCCTCTGTACCTCTAAAGGATACGTCAAGTTGGCTTATTTCTACTAATGCCATTTGTTTTTAATTTTAAAGGTTTGCGTAAGTAATTGTCGCAGTTGTGTTTGTTAAAACCGCTGCTGATTCAATTTTAAATGAGAACTCGGTCTTTGCTCCAGCCTTAGACGTAGCAAAGAATGCCTTCCAATCATTCGCCGTGTTTAACGCCGTTGTTGTAA